TCTTGAGGGCAGGGGCTATAATGTAATTAATAAATAAAATTGGAGAATAATATGACAAATCAAAAAATAGGGCAGGTTAAGGCTTGCTACGATAATTCAGAAGATGGAATACCCAACTACTGTATAGACCTAATAGATGGCACTAGGCTTTATACTAGAGGGGAAATGATGAACCCAATGCCAGAAAAAGGCAATACTATCAGCTATAATATCATCAATACTAAAGAATCAAAAACTGGTAACTTATATTCTAATGTTTCTAGTGTAAAGGTAACTGATGTTAAGGAAGCGAATACAAGCGTTTCTAGTGGTGGTAATAGCAAAAGCAGTACCCAAAGACTAGATATCTTTGTTACTGGGGTTGTTGGCAGGGCAATGGGAAGTGGACATTATTCTGTTGCTGATATTCCAGAACTAACTAAGAAAGCAGTACAATCGTTCAATGAAAACCTTAAAGAACTATAAAAAGCTATTTGCTGACTT